CTCCTGCTTCTAAATTCAAGGTGTTTACAATCATATTTGTCATGCTTTTATTAAGCTGCGCATGACCTATTTCTACATCACTACCACCAGATTTTTTTAGATAAAAATCTGTATTTACGTTAGACGCATCTTTATTACTAGCTTGCACAGTTTTTACAATCGCTATTGCAGAAGTTGATATTGATAAGACTGTAGTTAAATTAGTATCTGTTAAATCAAATACTGAACTTTTATATTGTATGCTCATGATAGAAAGTAATTATATGTATCTTGTTCTTCTTTCAAGTCTTTTTGAAATGAAAAATTTAATTCATTTTTAATTGTGTCTACTGATGATAAAATCTGTCTTTGATTTTCTACATCATATTGTTCTTTTGGTTCTGGTATGTAGGCTGATATTTTTGCCATTATCTTCTTCCATCTGGTTTTATATCTACACGTAAAGTTCCATAACGCCAGGTTTCACCTACAGCATCGTTTTCTATCTTAATTGCAAGTAGTCGTCCTCTAGCACGTGTATCAACTTTATCTGTAGATGATGATATTGTAAATGGTCCAAGTGGTGAGCTTGATGCTGTATCACTTGGATAGTTATTTAATAATAATGTAACTTTTGAATTACCACTCAATACTTTAAAGTCAGGTATGAATCTTTTTACAGACATTATAAATTCACCATCACCTCTTAAATCACCCATGTCTGTTAATAAACCTTTTCCTGCTGTAATATCAAAATCACCAGATTGAATAAATGCATCAATAGATGTTGTGACTCCTGCTTTTATTTGGTCAGTCCCTTTTTCATGTTCGTAATAGACTGTCGCTCCAAATGTATTTGTAATACCTTGTATAGGAAAATTAGGGGTATCTGTTTTGTAATACTCTGTTGCGTAAGGTAAATCAAAAACACCCTGATCTAAATAAGTAGTTCTAGCAAGTGAACTTGTAGTCCAAACATTTTCTCCATAGTTATACGTTACACATCTATCTATTTGTGAAGAACCTGCTTTAGGATAAAACCAGTTAATCTCATTGTATAAAGAATTGTGTTCTGAATAAATTAATTCATTTGAACTATAGTTAACTCCTAAATTATCTCCTGTTGTAGTAAATACAAAATCTTCAACAGGACATGGAAGCATCTTAACAGTACCATCGTACATAAAAAATCCTCCTTCACCCGACATCCAAAAAACTACACCGTTAGAATAACTAAGTGCATTTTGACCAATTAGTCCACAGTTGGTACCCACCTGTCTTACAGAGAAAGTAAACGGTGCTCCAACAAACTGAATTACATACGCAGATGAATCTGTTAAAACTAATGTATAATCTTTACCGGATACTGCTCCTACAATTACATTACCTTTATCTAATCTAAATGTTCCAGCAGTGTTTGTTGCTGTTGGTGTATATGTAGTAAAATCTTCTTGGTTACTAAATCTTATAAACATTGGATCTTGTGTAGTGCTACTACCAATTGTTGTTTCAGTTCCAAAATGAAACACGTGTCTATCTCTATCTGACACTTGCGTAAGTCTTGATCTAGTTGGAGCTCCAGACATAACTGTAGCTCTAGTTGATCTAGGAGTTGCTGCGCCTGCGTTCCATGTAAATGTTTTACCATTACGAATAGTTGCAATAAGTATTTGACCAAAATTATCTAGACTCCAAAGACCTGGGTCTAAAGTTACAGCACTAGTCGCACTCGCTGTTCCCCATGTGCTTGCACCCCATGTACTCGTACCCCAACCTAAACCTGCGGTTTCAAAAGTTGGTCCAACTATTTCATAAGGATTTATTTGTGCAGATCCTGTTCCTGATGTTGTACCAGATGAATTAGAGGGCATAGTAATTTGAAATGTATTTGCAGTTTTATTTAAAACTTCAAAGGTATTGCCTTCAAAATCAGATACTGCATAACCTGAACCTGTTGGAACTGTAACTGATGAAAATGTTACGTATCTCCCATTTAATAATCCGTGTGATGTTTTATTAACAGTGACTGTAGCAGAACCCGATGCTGCATCAAAGGTAGCTCCAGTAATAGCACCATCAGGATCTAGGGGACTAATGTCAAAAAACTCATCATTGTAGTATAAGAATAAACCTTGAGAGGTTCCTATAGCTGTATATTTTTCACCAGCAATACTAATAAAAGAATGTTGTGCTCTTGCAACACCTGGTAAAGTGTTATTAGAAGTTGTAAGTTGACTCCAGCCACCTATTTTTTCAGGTAGTCCGTACCTAAATCTAACAAAATCGCCATCAACCCACTGTGATTCTCCACCAGAGTCAGTGACCATTTTATTAAAACCTGGTTTAAAATTAAGTTTTTGAAGCATAATCTTACTCTACTTTATGAAGTATTAAATTCCAAGATAAATTATCTAGTAATTCTTCTATGTTAAAGTCTCTTTTATCTGCAGATTTAACATATTCGTTTAACTCTTCCGTATCAAATATGACCCATTGGTCAATAGTTTCAAAAACCATTTTATCAGATTTTGATTTAAAGTAACCTGTTTTTTCTAATTTATTTTCTCTAGGTTTTAAGGGTCTTATATCAAATTTAAAAGATTGGTTTCCGTTTTTTAATCTTCCCTCTACATCCCATATTTCTTCTAGCTGTTGTTTAGTAGTAGCTAAAACAGGTTCATGTAGGAGTTCTATAAATTTTTTCATTAACCAAACTTAAGCTCATCTACATCAGTGGACGTTAAGTCTCCTTTTAAAAACGTATTGAATGCTATGCAATATCTTGGTGTTTCTGAGAAAGACACAGGTACACTATGTCTTAGGTTAGAAGGAAATAATACAAGTAAATTATTTTTAGTTTTTACAGCATATTCTTCAGAGTTATACACATTGTACTTTTTATATCTCAAAGCAATTACAGGACTCATAACATTAGATATGTTATTAGAAGCTTTGTGAAAAATTATATTACCCGACATTTTAGGAACCTCAATATAATATACACCACTAATCACACTATTAGCATGACTGTGTTCATGAGCATAATGACCTTTGTCGTGTTTCATTAACCAAGAGTTTGTAATATATATTTCAATGTCATCAGCCACTTGAAGCGTTTTATTTTTATATTCTTCTATGTGTTTAGTTATTTGATTTTTTACAGAAGAAAGCTCTTCTCGATGTAAGATGTGTTTATCATTTGACATCAATCCGTTTTTAAATTGTACGTCACTTAAATTAATATTTTTTAAATATTCTTTTTCTTTGTCTTTTATCTTAAATGAAGCCTCATATATAGGAGTGCTGAATATATTTTTTATGTTATCTTTCGACATAATTAAAATTTATAACTACCCTTAGCCTGTCATCCGTACATGTTGATCCTGTATGCTCTAGATCATTGTCAAATATAATTAACTTGTTTTTTTCACTTATAATTTTTTTATTGTTTTTTTTAAATTTAGTATAGCCATTGTTTGTATTGACATAATAAATAGCTGTTTTTAATTTTTTATTGTTTTTAATATCTTGATCAATATGCATTCCATGTTCAATTATTTTAGGTGTTCTTACAAGTAAGTTTGCTTTTATGCGAACTAGACTTAATGGATCTAATATTTTTATTATAGGATCTACTAAGCTTATCCAATCAGAATTAGGGCCATGGTTTCTATAAAAATGATGTAGAAACTGAATGTGTCCGTCATAAGATTTACTCACACCATCATTAAAGAACCAAGGGAACTCCGGGTTTCGAGACATAACCCCTGCTATGGTCTCAGCGTTTTTTTCTTCCAAAGCGTTATTTATTATTTTCAATGTCTATATACTCTTGTACTGTTACTAGGTGATGTCTTATTTTTACTTTTTCTTTGCTTAAAGGTACTAGCTGCATAATTTCAGTGCCCTCTAAAAGATCTTGTCTACTTTCTCTCATGGTAACCATAAACTTTAAATTAATTTCTGTTGGCTGTTTAAAAGAAAAAGCTTGGTTTAGAAACCAAAACTTATCTACAAACTTAACGTGATTCCACAACAAACTATTATAATGAAACATTACATCTTTGTTTGCTTTAATTAACCAAGGAGATTTTAATTCTAGTAAAACAACATTACTAAACATAAGTTCATCGTAATCTACATTAGACACAATGTTTTTTAATTCATGTTTATATTTATCATCCTCTGTTAGATCAACAAGGATGTCCCCGGTTTTCTTTACTACTAAGACCATGTCAGTCCAAGCAGGAACTACTATGTTGTTTTTGTATACGTTTGCAACTTCTTTTACTTTTTTAGTATTTTCTGTTGCCCATGAAGGAAACGCGTTTTGTTTTAGTTTATGCTTTTCATAAACTTTTGGAAAATAAGTATAGCAATCTAAAATTATCATACGTAAGCGTATTCAGGGTTTTCGTTATAATCTATCCAAGGTTTACATTCGTTCATATTAAAAGCAGCAGTTATTCTTTCTTTTCTACCATTATATTTTTTCACAGAGTGTTTTAACATAGGAGTAAACAACACATATTTACCCTCTCTTTCTTTAACTGTCAAATCTAGTTCTGAAAAATAAGTGCCAGGACCACTGTTAGATAAATATAAAATACCACAAAAAGCTGATGCTTCAATGTGAGTGTGTTCATTAGCGTACTGCCCTTTTTCATAGGCATTACCCCATGCATCTACAATAATAAAATCATAGGGGTATATTTTATTTATATCTTTTCTAATATCCGTTATGAAAGTAATAAAGTCTGGGTCCTTTCTTAAAAAAACAAAAGAGGTTGTTTTAGCTATGACGTTAGTCTTACCTACCTTTGAATTTTTAGTATTTTCTTTTATCTTATTTTTTAAAGATTTTAATACTTTAGTATTTTTGTAAATACCCTCTAATAAAAAAACTTCTTTTTTAACTTTTGTTCTTATCATTTTATATCTACGTTAAAAGATATGACTATCTTCTCTTTACCGTTTTGTCTATTTGTTGAATGGTTTAAGTTACTTTTAAATATTAATAACCTACTTTCTTTACATTGATAATTACAATACTCATAAGAAAGTTCGTTAAAATTTTCTGGAGGAAGTGCCATATCATCTTCTTTATAAAAAGTTATAAAATCATCTTTATTAGATTTAATATAAAAAGCACCACTAAATAAAGACACAGGGTGTATGTGTTTTAATAAACTATCTCCTTTTTTACTTATGTTAAACCATGAATTTGTAACCTTTAAACTATCGCAGTGTTTTTTAGAATAACCTAAATTACTTGCATAATTTCTGCAATGATCAAGAACATCTTTAAAAAGATTCTTAAAGATAGACTTAGTATGTATCTCTTCTATAAAATGAGAAGAGTTAACATCTATGTAAAAAGTCTTTTTTGTATTTTTAATTTTTTTAATTTCTTTGATATATTTAGATAGTTCTTTTGTATGTAGATTATCTACATAGTATATACTTTTTGGAAACCATTTATCTATTGTATAATTCATTATGCACCTATATTAAATGAAATAACTATTCTTTCTTTATTTGATAAATTAGGTTCGACTCTGTGATATAACCAAGAAGGAAATATCAATAAATCTTTTTCTTTTATATCAAAAGTCCAAGTTGCACTATTATAGTTATTAAATTCTTTTCTTTTTAGACCATACCAAAAATGCATGCTAGACATAGCAGGGTGTTCAAATATTATTCTACCACAGTTCTTAGGAACTTTTACATAAAATACTCCAGAAAACATTGAGAAAGGGTGGTTGTGGGAAAGATTGTAATCTCTAGACTTATTTGTAATAGACCACATATTTTTAAATTTTAGTTTTGTATTTTCAAACATTAGATTGTTAAAATAATTATCCATGTTTTTAATTATTTCTTTTTTCAGATCATTCAACACCGGGTCCTTAATATCAAAATAAGGAGAATGAATACCTCCAACATTACTATTAACTACCTTACTGTTTTTGCTAATTTTATTAATGTACTTTATTAAAGGTTTTGTGTTTATTTTTGTTTCTTTAAATAAAACCGGTACATTAAATAAAGAATTAAACTGAGGTTCCATTTAGTCCTTTCGATGGCAGACCTAAAAAATCTCTACCATCAAACTTATTTTCAAACTTACCATTAGTTTGATTGTAATGTAGAAAAACTTGTACACAGGAATCTCCTTCAAAAGGTTCTCTCCAATGGGTTAATTCACATCCTTTGTATATAACCATGTCTCCTGCAGAAAGATTTATAGATTTACCTTCCATAAATATAGGCCATTTATCACCACTTAAATTTAACGTAGTAGATATTTCACAAGACTCTCTATCTCTATGTTTTGCTAGTGTGTCTCCTTTTTTATATATTCTCATATAAGAATATGTTGGAGTTAATTTAAGTTTTGTTTTCTTTTCCATTAGGGGTTTAAGTTTAGGTAGTAAACAATCCATAGCCACATCACCGTAATGGTTATAAGAGTCTTGTATTTGTTCATCACCAAAACCACCAAACAAATTAAAACCTGGAACCACTAAACCTTTAGTATATACTATACTAGCTATTTTTCTTTTTGTATTAATGTAGTCAGATAAAAAATCACACAGCTCTTTACTTACTGCTTGTTTAACTAAACAATATTTATTTTTACTAAAACTCATTTTGAACCGCTTGTATATTAAAATGTATAAATCTAAAAGGATCTACCCCATCATCAACTATAAATTGATGGGGCACATATGAATTAAATAATATAAACATACCCGGTTCTGGTTTATAAAATACTTTATCCATTCCTAAACTAGATTGTTTCTCATTTACTAAAGGTAATTGAGACATAATTTTTGCTGGATTAGGATCATGAAATACAGGGAAAGACGTTTTATCAGAACACTTTAAAAAATAGAATCCTGAAATGTGGCTGTTATGATGTATGTGTGTATCGTGATGACCACCACCTTTTTTAGCAAACTCTTGAACCCACAATTCATTAGTCTGTAATTTATATGCGTTTAAATTATACCCTTGAGATAATAAAATATTTCTACTCATGTCTAAAATGTGTTTATTAAAAGAACTCATTTTTGGATCTTTCATCATTTGATCAGAATGATAAGAAAAACCATGATCACCAACATCTCCAACCCTTTGGTTTCTTTTATCTATTGATAATTTAGTTTTAGATCTAGTAAGTTTTAAATGTTTGTCTGATATCTTATTTAATTTTTTTACCCAATAGTCGTCTCTTAAAACGTAAATGGGACAACTAAAATATGTTTCACAAATTATATCTCTCATTATCTATAGGGCCTCCCTAACGACCATATAACTAAACTTTTTCTTGTACCTTTTTTAACCGGTCTAACTCTATGCCAAACAAAAGAAGGAAATACTACTATTGTTCCTTTTTCTTTTCCTGCTTTGCATATCTGTTTAGCTTTATTTTCTTTGTTGTGTCTTAGATCAAACTCTAATTCTCCTCCAGTATAATCTTTTGAATCACTTAATTGAACTGTTACAGAAAGTTTTCTAATTTTATTTCTATAGTTTTCATTTGAATAATCATTTGGATAAGGAGCAGACCTTTGATCTGCATGCCAAGTATAGAATTGATTTTTTTTATAAACAGTATATTGCATGGGTTCGCTATAGTCCCACTCAAAATTCCATCCAGCATTAGTATTAGCTAATTGAATGTAAGGATGAAGTAAATTATATATCCAACTATCATCTAACCAACTGACTACAGAATGTCTTGTAGTTTTTTCTACTACATCTATATCTTTATTATTTCCAACAGTGCCTTTAAGTTTAGGTCTTCTTAAACCTGCTTCAATAATTTTATCGCAAACTTCGTTTGAAAGAGCCTTTCTAAAAAACCAATAGTATTCCTTTAATAACATTTCTAAATATTAGATATATTATTTAAATACTATTGTCAAATATCTTGGTTTGTTGTGCTGTCTACCCATTTACCATCACCTGTAGTGTAGTCTGAAAAATCCCAAACAGCGTTTTCGTTATCTGGTTTTGGAACAGGTGGTATCCAATGATAGTTAGAATCTTCTATCCAATTACTAAATCTTTGAGGTTTTCTAAAAGCATCGTTTACTGAATCATAAGTGTCACCTACTTCTGCTATATTATATCTTATGCTTCCATCTCTAGAACATTTTTTATATGTGCAGTTTGGATGATCTGCATCAAACAAAGAATGACAAAAAGCTTCTCCAGCTGCTTCAGTTGGTGCGTCTGAATCAGCAATATGTTGAACATCAATAACAATGTTGTTGCTATCTAGTCTTGCAAAATCAGCCATATTTTTTTTCCTCTACCATATTTAATTTTGATATTTATAAGATACTATAACTATTCCTGGAAAACCATTTCCGCCAGATCCGCCACCGCCTCCGGTGTTTGAACCCTGTCCTTGCCCCGGTGTTCCTGGGGGTTTACCTGATCTGTTAGAGTTTCCACATCCACCACCTGCATAGTAACTACTTGGTGATCCATTAAAACTTGGAACTTTTCCTTGTCCACCGTCTCCACCTTCAGAAGAAGGTGCAGTCTGACCTGAAGCATTGGCTCCTCCGCCACCGCCTCCTCTGGCATTTCCTCCACCACAATATCTTCCACCACCGCCTGGGTTTCCTTGAGGTGGACTAACTGGAGGTTGGTTACCTGATGATCCACCACCCATTTGAAAAGTAGCTCCGCCACCTGATCCTCCGGACTGACCATTTCCTATTGGACCTGATCCATTACCTCCACGATTTGAAGTATAACCAAAACCTGAAGACTGTCCTCCTGGACCTCCAATTGATATAGGGTAGTCTTGTACCGATACTGGTTGACATGAAAATTCTCTGTAGCCTCCAGCTCCTGCACCAGATCCTTCAGCATTTGATCCTGAGTTACCTCCTCCGGCAACAATTAAATAATTAATAACGTTTCCTCCTGAACTATTACCTACCTGTGTGACACCAAAAGTACCACCGGATGTAAAAGTATGAATTTTGTAATCTCCTGAAGTAGTTATTGTTCCTCCAGTAGCTGTAGTATAAACAATGTTTTCTGCTCCTCTAAACTGACCTATAGCTATTTGACCTGAACCAGGAATTGGTCCATTAGGCGCTGGAGAACTAGCTGGTACGTTTGATCCACCAGCATAATACTCTGATATTGCTATCGGGTTAGATCCACCAAACTCAGTTTGGATTCCAGATAATTTAGTATTGGTAGTAGGTACCGCCATTAGATTTTCTCCTTACTTAACTTTTCTACTTTGTCATTTAATGTTTTAACTGCTTCAATTAATAAACAGGTTAGTCTATCATATTTTACAGCTTTTACACCATCAGATCTTTGAGCAACTGCTTCTGGTAATACTTCTTCTACTTCTTGTGCAATGACTCCAACATCTTTTTTTCTAACAAAATAGCCATCTTCACCACCCCGTTTATCAATATATTCTTTTTTCCAATCAAATAAAACCCCGTTTAATTTTCCTAAAGACTCTAGTGGATCCGGTATATTAACTATATTTTCTTTAAGCGCAACGTCTGAAGAATAAAAAGCAGTAACATCATTAGTCGCTCTTATCTCTCCAGTTGTGCCTGATGGCGCAGTTCCTACACCAAAAGAATCAAACTGTACGTCACTTGTTGTTCCTACACCTAAAGATATTCTTGCGGTGTCTCCAGATTCTGCAACGAAATTAGTACCGTCTCCTACAATAATGTTTCCATTTGTATTAGCTACGTCCGCTATGTCTTGTAAATTCTGTGTATTATTTATTACTTCAACAACATTTGTACCGTCAGAGTAAAGTATTGCACGGGTTTTTTCAGTTGTGCCAAAAGTAAAACCTGTGCCAGAAGTAGTTTTAACAGTTACAGTAAAGGCACCACTTGTTGCATTTTCAATAATATAAGTCTTTTCAACTCCATCTGGAATCACTACATTTTTATTTCCAGTAATAGTTCCAGTTAGTTTTATAACCTGGTTTTTTCCATTCGATACAACACCGTTAGAAAAAGTTAAAGCTGCTGCTGTAGTAACTCCAACTGATTCATAACCACCTATTGCTTGCTCTAATATAAGTAAATTAGTGTTGGTAATCTGTCCCCAAGTACCTGAGTTTTCTCCGGTTGTTTGGACTGTTAATTTTAAACTAGCTGAGGTTGAGTTTGCCATAATTTAAATTCCTTAATATTCAATTTTATTCTATTTTTACCTAAAATCAAGCCACTTCTTTCCAGCCTGGAGGATCTATAGGTGCACTACCTGTATTTACTGGATTCCATATAACTGGTCCCACAGCACTTCCTTCTGTAATTGTTAACGCAAGTCCTGTTAATTCAGCGCTTGCATCATCTGCAGTAGCCTGACCTTCATTCATTGTTAAGTCAATACCAGAAGGACTAGCTATTGTATTTGCATCACCTACTGCCGTTCCAATAGCTGCTGAGAAACTAATACCTGTTATTTCAGCGCTTGCATCAGGCGCTACAGCCTGACCTTCATTCATTGTCATTGTAATGCCAGAAGGACTAGCTATTGTGTTTGCATCTCCTATTGCTGTTCCAAGGCTTGAAGTTAAAGTTTGACCTGTTACTTCAGCACTTGCATCATCCGCAGCAACCTGACCTTCATTCATTGTCATTGCTTGACCGGTTAATGTGCCAGTGTTAGCATCAGCTGCAACTGAGACTGTACCCAACGATAAAGGTAAAGTAGTTCCTACAAGAATACCACCTGTTGTAGCTTCTATTCCAACAGGAATGTTAAATGTAGCTGGACTTAATGTTGCAAAAGGTGCTTCACCAAAAGCTGTTAAAGTATCGTGTGTAGGGTTACTTACATTAACAGTTAAATCAAAACCGGTTACGTTAACCTGTTGACCTACAGGTACTTCTGTAACACTTCCTAAAGTAGATGTTAAAGATTGACCAGTTGTTGGAACTAATACAAATGAAGAACCAAGTGTGGTTCCTTGTGTTGCAGTTAAAGCTTGACCAGTTACAGGAGCAACTACGTCTCCAACAGTAATAACTGATTCTTCATTAGCAGTTAATTCTATACCTTGTGGATATACAATTACGCTGGACTCTTCTGCACCAAAAGGTGCCTCTGAATATGCTGTGATCCCCAGGGCCATGGATTAGGCTCCTGATTTAAGTTCTTCTATTTCTTTTTTAAGTTCTTTTACAGATTCAATTAATAAAGCAACAATTCTATCATACTTAACAGCTTTTATACCGTTCTCTCTTGTTGCAACTACTTGTGGTAAAACTTTTTCTATTTCTTGTGCGATAACACCTACGTCATTTTTTCTAATAAAATATTCGTCTTCACCGCCATGCTCTTTAATATAATCATCTGTCCAATCAAAAGTTACACCGTTTATTTGACTAACTTTTTCTAGAGGGTTTTCAATATTTTTAATATTTTCTTTTAAAGATTTATCAGAAGAATAAAAAGCAGTTACATCGTTTGTTGCTCTTATTTCACCAGTAGTTCCAGATGCAGCAGTTCCTACTCCAAAAGAGTCTACTTGAGTGTCCTCAAATTCTACGTTATCTCCTGTACCTAACCCTATAGAATCTCTAGCTGTTGAACCAGTTTCTAAAACAAAATTAGAACCATCACCAACAATAAAACCCCCATTAGTTACAGCTAAACCTGCAACGTCTTGAAGTTGTGCATCTAGTCTTGCATTAGCTAAAGTTCCAGAACTAATATTACTTGCGTTAGTTGTATCAGTTGTTGCAGAAGTAGCTAAACCTAAGTCCGATCTAACTTCAGCTGCGCTTCTACCTTCTAAACCACTAGCAGTGAAACGAGCAAAATCATCGTCAGCAGCATCTGCATCGTCTATTTTTACTGCATTAGTGTTTGCTATTCCAAAAGTTAAAGCAGCTTGACCACCAATGTCTGAAAGAACTTCAGATGTGCTTCTACTCTCTAAACCACTAGCAGTGAAACGAGCGTAC